GCAAAGTTGACAAAAGAAGCATTTAAAGCCGTCAAGGAAATAACGGAACCATTGTATAATATTACCGACGTTGATAATGCGTGTATTGATAGCGATTATCTTTTGGAAGTTATTCAGTTGGTAATAAACAGAACCGACGAAACCGAGGAAAGCAAAACGGCGATGTTGGAATACATAAAGAAGTTACCACAAATTGAACATATAGAAGTTTAAGCGTATGAAAAAAGATTTTAAACAAGAACTAACCGAACTTATTAATAAGCACGGTTTAGAAAAGGAAATGAGAGATACCCCGGATTTTATTTTGGCACAAGTTTGTATTGATGCAATGGCGGTATTTTCGGAAGCAATCGCCCGCCGTGACGAATGGCACGAATTCAGAAAGGCAGACGAAAAGAGTTCGCAGGATGCAAAACACAATTACCCGGATGATTGCAATATTTGCAAAGACCGTTTTAAATGTGCTGACTTTATGAGAACGCAACCAATTGCAAATCTGATTCAGCGTTTCAAGACGACAACGGACAAAGAGGAAAAAACAGCAATCGCCGGATTGCTAAAACAGATAAACGCCGATGCGTCGGGAAAGCCTCAAAATGATATACCGGAAGAAGTAAAAGAAGTTGCCGGAAAGTTGGCAAAGGCTTTTGGCGCACGTGTTGAGATACACCGTATTGAGATACCGGAAAAGAAACGTAAGTTTAGAAAGAAACCAAGAAAGGAGCAAGGCAATGAAACCCGTTGAATTTCCCGGCGTGAATGTAGTATTTGCAAAAGACCAACCGGAATACATGCCGTTACCTGCAATGAAAATCCCTAATGACCCGCAGGGGCTTATAATTACCAAATGGCAGTTATCCCCGGAAGAATTGGAGAGAATAAAAGAAACCGGAACAATACATTTGTCAATGCTGACGTTTAACCAACCATTGCAACCCGTATTGTTAACCGTGGATTTACCAACAGAAAAATAATAAAGTCATGGATAAAGAAACATACGTAAAGAGAGTTCAAGAATTGAACCATATAATACAAAAGGCTTTGGAGTACAACGAAAAGGAAAAAGCCAAAGCGGATGAAAGCTACATAAAAGAAAATTGTCCGTTTAAAATTGGGGATAGAGTGAAACAAGGTGAAAATATTGGCACAATTGAATAAATAAGAGTTGACAATGACGGAAAGTTTGAATATACCATACGAAAGGAAAAGAAAGACGGCACCCCGTCAAAAATATGCTTTAAAACCTTTTCATGGTATAGAAATAATGTAGAAAAGGCATAATAAACGCCCCGGAATTATAACCGGGGCTTTGCCGTTTAGGTACCGGAATGAAAGAAAGCCAAAATTAGCCCAGTAGGGCGACGAAAATACAAAAGACAATAAAAGTATCAAGTAACAAACAAAACCAGCTTAAAACGAAAATTCCCCGAAAATAACAAGCAAAAGGGAAAGCGACGTTTGAGAGGAAAGCAAAGTAAAAGGTTTTGCTGTTATAAAAAGGTTAGAAAAATGGAAGCGAGTAAAAGACAAAGGGGCGGACGCCCGAAAATGTGCAAACGAACAAAAGACCAAAGGGAGTTTGATTTGGCTTTTTGTTCAAATCTGTTTTTACGTGGTTACACGTATAGGGAGATTTCGGAAAGACTGAATGAGGAAAACGCCCGGCGTGGCGTCGGTTATACCATAACAAAACAAATGGTATATTGGGATATGCAACAATTGCTAATTGAGTGGAAACGTGAACGTATGGAAAATATAGACGATTACGTTACGCAGGAATTGCGAAAGTTGGATAAAATGGAGGTTGAATTGTGGGAGGCGTGGGAACGTTCAAAGACCGGGAAATTGCGAGAGAAAAACAGACAGAACGCAAAGCCCCGTAAAGTGTTGGAGGATGGCGACAACCCGGAATATTACGGGTATGAGGAAACCACAACGGAAACGTCCGCCGGAAACCCCCAGTTTTTGGATTTGCTTTTGAATGTGCAGCAACGCCGGGCAAAGATGTTGGGATTTGATGCGCCAATAAAAGTTGATATACCGGGAATAAAAGAAAGTATAAATGGCGATGCACCGAAATACGATGTATCAGCAATCCCGGACGACCTATTGTTTGCGGTCGCCGATAAATTGCAAACAGCAGAATATAAAAAACAATTAGCAGAAAAAGGAGTAATTGACGATGGTACGAACAACAAAGAATAATATCAAGAAAAAAGATGAACCGAAACCCGTACACACGTGCGGGAATTGTGGTTGGGGTAAATATTATTACGACCATTCAAATTTGGATATGGACGGGAACCCAATTTGTTTAAAATGCCCGTTTGTCGAAAATCGCAGTATAATACGTTCGGAAAAAGCGTGCGACAAATGGAAAATGAAACAATAAATTGGTCGTTTTTTAAGATTTCCGGTTTTTAAGTCAGAAAAAATACGAGGGTAAGACAAAAATATATGGTTTATTTTTAAGAATTAAACAAAATGGATAAAGAACAATTGCTTAAAATGTATGCAGCATTGAAAAACAACCCCGGCGAGATAGTAAAAGCGGCGGCACGCCATAGGCTGATAAACTTTGCCCGGTACATGCAACCGGATTTGGCTTTGGAACCGTTCCACGTCGTTTATTATACGCTATTGGATAAGTTCGCCCACGGGGAAATAAAAAAAATGATTGTGCAAATGCCGCCCCAGCACGGAAAATCGGAGGGTTCAAGCCGAAAATTACCCGCTTTTATGTTAGGATTGAACCCGGACACAAAAATTTGTATTGGTTCGTATGCCGCCACAATTGCAAGGGATTTTAACCGGGACGTACAAAGAATAATTGACACCCCAAAATATCGGGAAATATTTCCGAAAACCTTTTTGAATGGTTCAAATGTGGTAACGATGGCAAACACGTATTTACGAAATTCTGACGTTATAGAAATGGTTGGGCATAAGGGTTCGTTGCGTGTTGTAGGTCGTGGCGGTGCGTTGACGTCAAAGACCGTTGACGTTATGATTATGGACGACGTTTACAAAGATTATTCAGAGGGTAACAGCCCGATTGTACGCAATGCGGCGTGGAAATGGTACACGACCGTTGTAAAAAAGCGTTTGCACAATAAATCGCAAGAACTGATTGTATTTACCCGATGGCATGAGGAAGATTTGATTGGTAAGATTGAAAAGGGAGGCGAAAAGATTATTGATATTAAAAGTTGGGACAGCATTAAAAATATTCCGGATGGTGCATGGGTTCGCATAAACTTTGAAGCGTTGAAAACCGGGGAACCAAACGAGATTGACCCAAGGGAACCGGGGGCGGCTTTATGGGAGAGTATGCACAGCCGGGCAAAATTGGAGCGTGAAAGAGCGTTAGACCCAATACAATTTCAATGCTTAGACCAAGGAAACCCCGGAAGCGCAGAGGGTAGATTGTACCGGAACCCGTTCAGAACGTACGTTGACAAATCAGAATGGGGAACGTTCGTGCGTAGTGGTAATTATACAGACGTGGCAGACGAGGGCGACGACTTTACATTTTCGGCGTGTTATGACGTTTACAAATCCGATAATGAGGCATGGAACGAACAAAAGAAACGGTTTGAACCGATTTTGTATGCGCTAATTACTGACATGGTATTTACGCAGGAAAATACAGAAGTAACAGCCGTTACCGTCCCGGAAATGATAAACCGTTGTGGAACGCAAAAAGCATGGATTGAAAGTAACAACGGCGGTGCCGGGTTTGAAAAGTTGATACGTAAAAAGATAAAAGCGATTTCCGAACCATTTTACCAAGGTGCCAACAAGGAAAGCCGCATTATAACAAATTCGGCAAGCGTCAACGCCCAAATCATAATGCCGTTAGGATGGGAGGAACGTTTTCCAAAGATACATGAACACGTAACCGGGTTTTTGCGTGATTTCCCAGCAAATGAGCATGACGACCCGGAGGACGGTTTGACCGGAATATATGAAAAGGAATTGGCGGACGGCGATACAAGACCATACAGCCAAGCAACAAGGGGCATTAAACGTCGTAATTAGCATTTTATTTCATATATGCAAGGATTTATCTAAAATATTATAACTTTGCAATAAGTAATGGGGCAAAGGGTTAGCCCCCGGAGGTAATAACAAAAGTTTTAACGTTAAAAAATTAAGATTATGGCTATTTGTAAATGCCCGGCAGCAGCGCTGCCAAACATTCCAAACTTTACGTGTGCCGAGAGTTTCGGACAGATTCAGAAAGTAGCGTTTCAGAAATTGTATAAAAGCACCGGAGGAAAAAATTCATTTACCACGACGGCGGGTATTGGGAAAAAAGCGTCATGGACGCCGTTGTTATCGGCAGAGGACGACACGAAAGTTGTTGTCTCCCCGTATATCCAAGCACCGACAGCAGAAGCAGGCGCACCCCGTACGTTCGGCGGAGGAAACGAAACGTTGGGCGGTATTGAAGAAATTATTGGACGTGAGCCAACCCCATTTACGGCGGTTATGCGTAAAATGCCGCAATCACTGATTAAAGCATTGAAAGATTTGCAATGTGAAAGCGATTCCCAAAATTTGGGGGTTTATTTGTTTGATGAAAACGGCGCAATTGGTGCATTGCAAGACCCGACAACAGTAACAACGTATTATCCTATTCCAATTCGTTCTTTGTTTATCGGGGATAAAACATTGGGAGGATTTGAGGCACCCGATAGCAACGCAATACAATGGTCGTTTTTACCTAATTGGTCGGATGATTTGACTATTATCGTACCGGAAGATTTTAACCCGCTAACAGACTTAAAAAATGCAGCAGGGTAAACAAACAATAGTGACGTTGGAAAATGAAACATTGAAAACGACACGAGATTTTGAAGTTAGCCACGCCGAAAGACTTTTAAAAATGCCAAATAACGGCGGTTGGCAGTTACCGGAAAATAGTAAATTTGAATTTGACAAAGAAAATGGGCTTAGATATAAGAGACATAAAAAATCAGATAACGGAGCCACGGAACAAAGCGGTGATAAGTAGGGCGATTTACCACCAAAACCGCATACGATTTCATGCGGAAAAGGCGTTGACGCCATACATTACGCAATCCGTGACCGATTTTTTGGCTTATGTTTCAAACCTTATACCCGCAGACAAATTCAAAGTGTTCAAAACATTGTTCCGTTACCCCGTAAAGACAAACGAGGTAACGGGCGTTTGTTTTGATAAGTTGAGCCGCATTTTTGACGGTCGTAACCCGGCGTTCAATTATCAGTTTATGAACAGCGAACAAAGGGACGATTGGGAGTATTACAGACAACACGTATTGGAAGAACCCGAAATTTGGAGCACAAAGGGATGGGAATATTTCAAAACCGAAATTAACAGCGTATTAATTGTTGATTTGCCAAAAGAGCAATCCCCCGGCGATAATTACCCGCAACCGTACTTTTATTGGTTGCCAATAGAACACGTTATTTCATACAAGGCAGACAAAACAACGGGCGTTATGCGTTGGATAATATTCCGGCAGGACGACAACCGTATTGCCGTAATTGACGATGAACGATACCGGGTATTTACCGAGGAAAAAGGCAATATTGGCGAATTGCTGATTGATAGCCCGCACGATTTGGGATATTGCCCAGCACGTTTTTTTTGGAACGAACCATTGAGTTTGAGAGAACCGGACGTTAAGGCGTCCCCGTTAACAACCGAGTTGGAAAGTTTAGATTGGTTCCTTTTTTATCATTTATCAAAGAAAAATTTGGATATGTACGGGTCGTACCCGATTTATTCCGGATATGAACAAAGTTGCGATTTTACGAACGGCGAAAACGGCGATTATTGCGACGGCGGGTTTTTGAAAGATAAACAAGGCTATTATAAATTAGACCAAGCGGGTTTATTGATGCGTTGCCCGAAATGCGGAGATAAACGAATTGTCGGGGTTGGTTCATTCATTGAAATTCCGGTACCGGACGGCGACAAACAGCCGGATTTGCGCAACCCGGTTCAGATGTTGACCGTTGACCGTAATAGTTTGGATTATAACGTTAGCGAGGAAGAACGGTTGCGTACAAACATAATTACGGCGGTTGTTGGTACCAACGAGGAAATAACAACCCGTGAAGCATTAAATGAACAGCAAATTAAAGCCAATTTTGAAAGCCAAAGCACGGTATTAAACCGAGTAAAAAAAGGCTTTGAGGCGGCGCAAAAGTTCGTTGACGAAACCGTTTGCCGTTTGCGTTATGGAACAATGTTTATTTCGGCAAAAATCAATTATGGCACCGAGTTTTATTTGTCTGATGCAACCCAATTGCGAGAACGTTATAAGATAGCGAAAGAAAGCGGAGCAAGCGAGGGGGAATTGGATGCGCTACAAAATCAGATTATCGAAACGGAGTACAGACACGACCCAATACAAATGCAACGTATGTTAGTGTTGGCAGAATTGGAGCCGTACCGACATTTGACACGTCCGGAAGTATTAGAATTGTATGAAAAACAGCTAATTACCGAGGATGAATTGCGCATTAAATTGAATTTCTCTAATTTTGTGCGTAGGTTTGAACGTGAGAATACAAACGTTTTGGAATTTGGCAGCCAAATACCATTTTCCAAGAAAATTGAAGTAATAACAAAAAAAATTTATGATTATGCGAGTGAAAGCAGAAACAGAGGGTAAAACAAAGGACGTCGGATTGTTGGACGTTACCTCGGAAAATTTCATTGTTCCAAAAGGGGAAGAAAGTTTTTATCATTGTCGTATTGAGGTTGTAAAATTCAACCAAGAAACGGGCGAAAGAATTTCACGACCACGTATGCAGGTTTTCGGAAAAAAGTTCTTTGAAACATTCGGATTGCACAATTTGCGAAAAATGGGTTATAAAGTTGACATTATGCACGACCCGAACGTTTGGGAGGCAGCGAACAAAGAAAAGATTGAAGCCAGCAAACGAGCAAAGGCAGAAGCAGCAGCAAAGGCGGCAGCAGCAGCAAAGGCGGCAGAACGTGAACAAATGAAAGCCGAAATTATTGCAGAACTGACAGCCGCCGGAGTTATCCCAGCAGAACCAAAGAAAGCCGGACGAAAACCAAAAGCCGAAAAAACAGCAGAAGCAGAGGAAGCGGCAGGCGATAGCCCGGAAAACAACGAGAATGTTTAACCATTAAAAATTACGAATATGGCACAGATTGCACAGCAAGACAATTTGGTTATTGAAGTAGCCACAACCGCCACAGCATTGGACGACGACACAAAGAAAAAGTTGATTGAATGTATTGAGGGCGGAACAATTACCGACGTTATTTTGGTAACAAAAGAGGTTGAAAAGAAAATCAGCCATGCACGTGTTGTTAGTTGGTTGGTTGACACAACCGGGAAGTCCCCAAAATACACAATTGATATTATTAAAGCAGACAGCGGAGCAGTAGAAGCAATCGAACTTAATTAATTCAAAGGGTAAGAATATTATGTTAACGAGAGAAATTTTAGTTGCAAATGCGGCTTTGTCGGGATTGTCTGACGAACAGATTACAGCGATAACAACATTATCGCAGAATGACGAAAACAGCGTTATTTCCAAGAAAACGGGCGAAATTTACGGGGCTTTGGATGCCGATATTTTGGCGGTTTCCGGTATCGCTAAAAATGGAACCGAAAAAACGTATGATTACGCAAAACGTGTAATGGGGGAAATGAAAACAAAAGCCGATGGCGCAACCGGGCTGCAATCGCAGATTGATTCATTGACCAAGGAAAGAGCCCGTTTAGAAAAGGCAATTGCCGATGGTGCGGCAGATGCGGAAACCGTGAAAGCATTGAAGCAGGCAAAAGCAGATTTGCAGAACGTGACAACGCAGTTTACCGAGTTGACAACCAAGTATGAGGCAGAAAAGGCAAACCACGAAAAAGAATTGTTCGGAGTAAGAATTGACAACGCATTGCAGACAGCCGCCGCCGGGCTTAAATTCAAAGCAGGATTTCCGGAAAGCGTAACAAAGGTTATTTTGACGCAGGCGACCGAAAAAGTAAAAGGCATGAACCCGGAATATATAGACGACGGAAACGGCGGAAAGGTTTTGGCGTTCAAAGATGCAAGCGGCGCAATTATGCGCAATCCAAACAATCAGTTGAACCCATTCACGCCCGCCGAGTTGCTGACAAAAGAATTGGAAACGATGGGAGTATTGGAGCAGCAAAGACAACAGCTAGGAGGCGGCACAAATAAGCCCGTAGGCGGTGCCGGAGGCGGCGGAATTACATTGGACGTAAGCGGAGCCAAAACGCAATCAGAGGCGTACGAACTTATTACAAAACAATTGATGGCGCAAGGTAAAACGGTAGGTTCCAAAGAGTTTGACGAAGATATGAGAAAGGTTTGGCAGGAAAATAGTATTAACAAATTGCCGGAGAGATAACCGGGTAATGGGTAAACCCGCATTTAATAACAAATTAAAATAAAAAGACTATGAGTTTAATTGCAACAAGATTACAGAATTGGCGAGTAGAAAACCCGGAGTTAGACCGTAATATGACCCGCCCGTGCGAGTATGGCGCATTAGATTTTTTCATTGAACAGACCAACGCCGGAAATTCCATTTTGTCCCCGAAATTGCGTGAACGTGCGTTTGCCTCAATCGGAAATACGGTACAAGTTCCGGTTATCAATTACGATGGCGACGTTACGGTTAGCAACGTTCGTACGTGTGTTATCCCGGACGATGAAAACACGTCCGAACTTTATACCGTGGTTTGGGCGACATATTCCGTCGGCTTTACAATGGTGCCAACGTTGTATATGAACAACGAAATTTCGTATGAGCACGATTTCAACCGCAAAATGGAAAAGGTTTGCAGAGCGTTTGCAAATTCGTTAGACCAAGCAGCCGTTTCAGCGTTGGAGGCAGGAAAAACCCAAGTATTGAAAGACGAGTTGAATTACAAATTCGCTGCAAACAATATTGAGGTTCCAACGCAGATGGCAACCGAAATTATGAGCGATATTAACCCGATTATGCGTGCAAATTGTTATCCGGGTTTGGTTCACGTCGTAGGTAACGCCGGAATTGACAGCCTTATTAAAAAATTGGCACAGCACGGTATTTATAACGACGTAAACAAGCGTATGGAATACGAAAATAAAGTGTTCCATTATACAAACAACGTCGTAAATGAAGCTAACAAAAACGGCACATTCTTTGCCGTAGAGGATGGTAACGTTGGCGTTTTAACACGTGTTGACCGTGAGGCGTTGAACCGCACCCGTGCGAATTTCCACGAATGGGACGTTGTACGTTTGCCGTACATTGATTTGCCCGTTGGTTCGCACTATTACACAGCAGTTGGCGACCAGTCACAGATAGCAGGCGCAGCGAGTGCCGATATGACGTGCAACGTGAAAGAATATTTTGGATTTAGTGCAGACGTTGCGTTTGTAATTGCTTACAACAGCAAGCTAACAGCCGTTGCAAATCCGATTATCAAAGCGCAGATTGCAGCACGTGCGGAAAATGTACCTTTGGGTATGCCTGTATATGTAACCAACGCAGGGGAATTTCCCGCCGGAGGTGCGAGCGCATAACGCCGGAGCATAACGAATTATTTAACTGAGGGGACGGGGTGGTTATCCCCGCCCCCTTATTTATTGCAATCTTAATTCCTAATATGGGAAATAAATGGGCGTTTTTATGATAAGAATAAATGAAATATGCGAAGCGTTAAAAAATGTGTGCGGGTGGGAGCAATCATACGACCCGGCAAAGGCGATAGACGACAATTTAACGCAGACGGAAAGTGGGTTGTATTTTCAAGGTGCGCACCCGCTTTTGACGTTGGATAATATGGCGGCGATTATGCCGGATGATTGGGGGCTGCAATACCCGGAATGGAACATGATATTGCCGTACAAAGCCGGGCAGAAAGTGAGCCATAACGGTATTGTTTGGATTGCTAAAATTGACAACACCGGAGAGGAACCAACGGCAAGCGATTTTAATAATGATTACAGCCGGGAGGATTACGGAAACCCATATTGGAAACCGTATAATATGTTGACGGACTTTTTGGAGAGAATGACCCGAAACGGAATTGCGACCGCAATACAGACGTTTACACAGATTAAGCAGTTGGATAAAGAAACACGTAATTTGTTGGAGCGAAAAACGTTCTTTGATGGTGCCGGACGCATACGGGCGACGTTGCAAAACAATCATAAGTTGGTAGGATTTGAAATTGTCCCGGTTCGTGCAATGGGAGTGACGGCGAAAATTGAAAAGATAGGTTTGCAAATGACCGGGGGAACCGGGGTTGTTAGAATGTATTTGTTTCATTCGTCGCAGATAGACCCAATAAAGACTTTTGATTTGAATTTTACCGTTACAAATGGCGGTTTTCAGTGGTTCCCGTTAACTGATTGTTATTTGCCGTATATAAGCGACAAGAACAACGCCGGGGGGTCGTGGTTCCTTTGCTACAATCAAGACGAATTACCCGCCGGAATGGAAGCAATTAACGTATCAAAGGATTGGAGCCGGGAGCCGTGCGGAACGTGCAACATTGGTTCCGTTGAGGTTTGGCGAGAATTGACAAAGTATTTGCAAGTAACGCCGTTTATGTATAATGCGCCGGAAACGTTCGCAGAATACCCGGAGTTGTGGGATATTGCATACACGATGTACACACGAACCCAAAATTACGGGCTGAATTGCGAAATTACTATTGGATGCGATTTAACGGATTTCATTATTTCCCAAAGGCAGATTTTCCAAACGGTAATACAAAGACAAGTTGCTGCAATTGCATTGCGGACGTTGGCAATGAACCCCAACGTAAGGGTTAACCGCAATCAATCAAACGCAACCCGGATGGATATTTTGTATGAGTTGGACGGCAACACGTCCGGCGTTCGTCCCGGCGGTTTAGGTTACGACCTTAAAAAGTCTTATGAGGCGTTGCAAATAGATACGCAAGGGTTAGACCGTATCTGTTTAGCCTGCAATAACCGTGGGGTAAGATACAGAACCGTGTAATTATATAATTCAAAGGGAAAGTTGTATATAATTTCATGTAAAAGTTGTATTTATGAAACGGATAACCGATTTGCGAAAAAGGGTTGCGGATTTCAACGAGGCTTTGACGTCCGGGCGGATAATACAAAACATTATATGGGACAATGAGGCATATATAGTTGATTTGAACGCCGAGGAACAATTGTTTGAACAAGGTATTAACCGTTTGGGCGTCGAAATTTCGGATTATGCACCATACAGCCCCGTAACAATCGCAATTAAAGAGGCTAAGGGACAGCCGACAAACCGGGTAACGTTACGGGATGAGGGAGATTTTGAAAGTAGTTTTTATTTAGAGGTTGGCGACAAACAATTTGAAATTAAAGCGTCTGACTTTAAAACAGAGGATTTAATAAAAAAATACGGTCGTCAAATATTGGGTTTAACCGACGAAAATATTTCAATATTGATTTGGAAATATATTTTCCCGGATTTAATGGCAGAAACAAAAAAACAAATTTATGGCAAATAATGTAAAAGCCCCGGTTATTGACAACCCGGAATTGTTAGACCGGATAATTGGAAACATGCAAAACGGATTGGTTGATAATTTGCCGTGGTTGGATTTTGCATTTGGCAGGGCGGAAAGACTTGTTAAATACAACGGGAACCAAAAGCGATATTATACGCCAAATGTTTATTCCGGCAATAACGATTATATGGAAGTAACGCCGGATGCAAATATTGGTAATTTCTGTTTTTTTTGGGTTGACGACCCGCAAAACATAAGTTGGGAACCCGGCGTTGATATTGGGATAAAAACGGCGTTTTCGATTATCTTTTGGTTTGATTATCGAAAGATTTTCAACGAAGCAAGCAACAGAAACAAAGAGGCGTTAAAACGTCAAATATTGGACGTATTAAACGGCGGGTTTTGGTTGCGTCATGGAGGCTATAAAATAAACAAAGTCTATGAATTGGCGGAAAATATTTACCGGGGGTTTTCTTTGGACGAAATAGACAACCAATTTTTAATGCACCCGTTCGGCGGATTCCGGTTTGAGGGCGAATTGAGTATTGGAGAAACATGTAAATTGTAGGATATGGAACATTTTATTTATAACATTATTGTTGTCGCATTAATAGCGGCTTTTGTGCTGACGTTATTACGCAAATGGGGCGTCATTGAATGGGTACAGATTCACGGGAACGATTTCTTTTCAAAGATGTTTAATTGCGATTTCTGTTTGTCGTGGTGGACGTGCGTTCTGATTTGTTTCTTTGCGTTGATATTTACCGGGAACCCCGCATTTTTGGGCGTTCCCTTTTGTAGTACAATGATAACACGTGTTTTATTATGAAGAATGTACAAATAAAAGGAATGAACGTTGAGTTGTATGATTCAATCGAGGATTTGCCAATTATGCGTTTCCACAAGTATAACAAAATGCTTTTGGTTGACGCCGGGGTTGGTTCCGATTTGTCGGATTTTGACCGACATATTGAAAAGGTAATACGTTATTTGAACAGCCCAACGCCAAACATGGCAACCGTTGAGTTGGAAAATATGCGCCAAAACATATATTTCATTCAATCCGAGGTTTCCCCCCAGCATTTGGCTTTTGCCGTGTTGGTTAAATCAATAAATGGTAAACCCCGAAATGATTTGTCAGATGATGGATTACAACAAACAATGAGTCTTTTTAAAGACGTTGCAAATTCAGAGATAACCGCCCATTTGGAAGCGGTTAAAAAAAAAATAGACGATGAATTGCGTTTGTATTTTCCCCAGTTGTTCGATGATGCGACATTGAAAGAGTATTACGATAAATTGAAACAAAGAACGATTGTTGTATTACGCACAATAATAGACGGTCGGGCAACCGAGGCGGACGCAAAAGAGATTGACGACATTACGGCGGAGTTGATAACCTATTTCAACCCGCAGACGTTTACCGGGTCGGAAAGCGTGGAAATTAGGCATGACAGACAATTTGAAAATATGTGTTTGATATTGTCCCAAAATTTGCATGTTGACCCAAAGAAATTTACCGTTTTGGAATATTACAACGCATTTGAGTATATCAAGGAACAAGCCAAAAAAGCAAACAAGCAAAAAAAGGTAAAATAAGGCGATTTCCGGCGTTTTTATTTTTAGGCGATAAATTACACGTTTGAGAAAAGAAAATGCAACAGACTGGGAATTTCCCGCAAATAACTTAACAATCGGCGTATGGCAGATAATAACAACCCAATCAAATATTCGGATTTAATAAGCTCGGATAATTCGATTACAGATTTGATAAAACAATTGGATGAACTTTCGGACACATATACAAATGCGCTGAAAAATATCAAAGCCGAAGCAATACAATTGGCGGAGATTCTGAAAAAGGTTTCCGGCGCAACGGAGGACGGGCGAAAGACAACCAAAAAAGCCGCAGACGATGCGGAACGTTTGGCACGTGCGCAACGTGATTTGGCGTTTGCAGAAAGCGAGAACGCCAAAAAGTTAGCCGAGTTAAAATTGGCACAGCAGGAAGCGAACCAAATTAATAAACTGATTGTGAAAATAAATCAATCCGCCGAGGGTAGTTATAACCGTTTATCGGCGCAATATTCATTGAATAAGATTTATTTAAACAACATGACTAAAGCCGAACGGGAAAACACCGAGGAGGGGCGAAAATTGGTTGCACAAACCAAAGAAATATACGAAGAAATGAAACGTTTGCAGGAAGCAACCGGGAAATTTCAATTGAACGTCGGAAATTATACGGAGGCGTCCGACGCAATTATTGCGTATGGCGACAAATTAAAAGAAACGTTAGGTTTAAATAGCGCATTTGGCGAAAGTCTTTTGGCGTTAGGACGTGGCGGGGCTGAAAGTAAAGCCGTTTTTACAGCTATTGGCGACGGGGCAAAAGCATTGGGAAAAACTTTGTTGGGATTACTTTCAAACCCGGTTTTTTTGGCGATTGCCGGAATTGCGGCGGCGGGTGCGGCGTTTAAATGGTGGTACGATTATAACGCCGGGTTAGTTGAGGCAACGAGATTGACGCAACAATTTACCGGGAAAAGTGGCGATGATTTGAAAGCGTTTAGAAATGAGGTGCAAGCCGTCGCCGATTCATTCAACGCAGATTTCCGGGAAACATTGATTGCAACAAACGCATTATCAAAACAATTTGGTATTTCTGCAAATGAGGCATTGCAATTGGTTAAGGATGGGTTTTTAGCCGGAGGCGATGCGAACGGGGAATTTTTAGACACGTTGAAAGAATACCCGGCATATTTCAAAGAGGCGGGAATATCAGCAGACCAATTTGTTGCAATTGTTACCCAAACAAACAAAATGGGTATCTTTTCAGACAAAGGCGTTGACGCAATTAAGGAGGCAAATTTGCGTTTGCGTGAAATGACGACGGCGACGGCGGCGGCTTTGGACGGTATCGGTATTTCGTCGGAACAAGTTCAAAAAGATTTGCAGACCGGAACCAAAACAACGTTCGATGTTATACAAGACGTTTCCGCAAAATTGGCAGAATTGCCGGATAATGCGGCAACGGTCGGGGCTGCAATTGCAGATATATTCGGGGGGCCCGGAGAGGACGCCGGATTGCAGTATTTGCGCACGTTGAAAGATATTTCAACAAACATGGATGAAGTAAAAGGGAAAGCCGGAGTTTTGGCGCAATTGCAGGAGGAACAATTGCAAAGCCAAATTGAGTTGCAAAACGCATTATCCGGGTTGTTTGACGCAACCGGAGGGAATTTTGAAACGTTGACAACGCAGGCAAAAGTTTTTGTTAACCAAGGATTGACGGCGATAATAAAAGGGGTTATTGATGTTGTCAATTACTTGATTGAGTTATACAATGAAAGTGTTTTGATACGTGCAATTTGGAATGGGATTGTTGCCGGATTCAAAACAACATTTGATACGTTGGGAAATTTGTTTGGATTCTTTATTGATATAGTCAAAGCAACCGGAACCGCATTAAAGGGGGCGTTTACGTTAGATTTTGACGAAGTAAAAAAAGGATTGGCAGATTATGCAGCAGCGTACGGAAATTTGGTTAAAGCCCAAGTTAAAGACATAACAGAAAATTTCCAAGAGGGTTTGGATGGTATGCAAAAGAAAATAAAACCGTTAACAATCCCGGTTTCTGTTGGAGATACCCCGACGCCACAAACAGACAATAAGCCCGTAACGACACAGAACCCAACCGTAACGCCAAGGGGTAAAAGCGATGCGGAAAAGGCAGCAGAACAGCAAGCAAAACAAATTGAGGCGGCATACAAAAAGAATTTGGAAGCAACCCGAAAATTGCAGGATGCACAATTGCAGTTGGAAACCGACGAATGGGCAAAGCGTCGCCAACAAACGCAATATCAGTATTCCCGCCAAATTGAGGATTTACAACACCAATTGCAGACCGAAAAGGATTTGAACGAAACCGGACGCCAAGCGATAAACGCCACAATTACGGCGTTGGAACAGCAACAAACCGAGGCATTATTGAAAATCGAACAAGACCGACAATTGCAGGAATTGGCGTTGCAGAAAGAAAGCATTGAATTACGTTTGCAAGCAGTCAAAAAGGGAAGCGAGCAGGAAAGACAATTGCGGATGCAGTTGTTGGAAAACGAAAGACAAACCGCATTATTACAGAACCAACAGAAACCGACCGGGCAACAGCAAGACGCCGGGGCGATTAATGCAAGTTTTGACGCAAAGGGAGCCGGAATTGCGGACGAATATTTGCAAGCGCAATTACAGATATTCGACCAACAACAAGCGTTGGCACAATCGGAGTTTGATTTGTTGAGAAATTCAGAAGCCCGGAAAACTCAATTCCGTTTGCAAGCAGAAAAGGAACGTTTGCAAAAGGTTTTAGAATTAAATCAGCAAGCCGCCAATAAATTGTCTGATGTTGAGGTACAAACAATTCAAAACACTATTAAAAAAATAGACCAAGAAATTGAGCAATCCAAAGGGGAGGAACGAGGAACAGACATTTACGGTTTGTTTGGGCTTAATTTGGACGACGACCAAAAAGAGGCAATTAATACGTCTATGCAATACGCATTGGATGCGTTAAATACATTCACGGCGGCACGTGTTGCCGCAGCAGATGCAGCCGTTGAGCAAGCGGATAAAGAGGTTTCCGCCGCACAATCGGCGTTGGATGCAGAATTGGAAGCAAGGGCAAACGGGTACGCCAATAATGTTGTACAAGCGCAAAAGGAGTTGGATTTGGCAAAGAAAAACCAAGAAAAAGCGTTGAAAGAACAACAGAAAGCGCAAAAACAGCAGGCAGCAATACAAACATTGCAGCAAATCGGAAACATGGTAACAGCAACGGCGTTGATATGGTCGCAATTAGGTTTCCCGTTTGCAATACCTGCAATTGCCGTAATGTGGGCGAGTTTTGCAGCGTCTAAAATCAAGGCGGCGCAATTGGCAAAACAGACCGGAGAAACCGGAGGAACGGAAACATACGGCGACGGTACCGTTGAACTTTTGGAGGGCGGTTCGCACCAAAGCGGAAATGATATTGATTTAGGAACGAAACCGGACGGAACCCGCCGACGTGCCGAGGGAGGCGAATTTTTCGCCGTGATAAATAAACGAAGTTCACGCCGTTTCAGAAAGATAATACCGGACGTTATCAATTCGCTAAACAATGGTACGTTTGCACATAAGTATTTAAAATCCTATTCAGACGGCGACGGTTTGACGTTAAACGTTACCGGACAAAGCCCGGATTTACGCAATTTGTCGGATGATGTAAGGGAAATTAAGGAACAGAACCGACGACGGGTTTACGTGGATGGCGACGGAAATACGATTGAAAGTTACAAGAATTTGAAACGTAAAATAAAAAGACTATGACACCAAAATATAGATTCTTTTTGCAGATAGGGGAGGACGGAACCAAACAAACCGTCTGCCCCAATTATAAGGATGATTTAACGTTGGATTATGAGTTGGAAACAAATCAAAGGTTTTACCGGGCTAAATTGTCCGGTAAAATAAACTTTGTCCGTGCTGATTACGATATTATCAATAATGCCCCGTTTGATTCTGAATTTTTCCTATATATCGAAAAAAGCGATGATTGGGGACAAACATACAATCAATACTATAAAGCAAAGTTTATGAAAACGGATTGTACGTTTAATAATGATGATAAATTGGTTACGGTACAGCCGGAAACAATAGACCAATACAACGACGTTTTGGCAGGATTGGAAAAGGAATACAATTTAATTGAGTTGGCCCCACAAATCGAATTTCTTACAATAAGAAAACGCCCATTGATACAAATATACGTTCCAGGAGATAGTATTGTTTCGTGCTTTTTGGGCGGCACGAATTGGGAACAAGACGCAAACGCCACGACTGACCAAAACGCATTAATACAAACCTATCATTTTGCACTATGTAATATTTTGAAAGAAATACAAATTACGTCGCACGGTTCCCCGGCGGTAATATCCGGGCTTTATACTGGGCGGATGTCGACGGGTGTAAGTCCTGATGAATTTATGGGAGATTTATACCCGGAATTAAATGTAAATTATTATATCCATATTGCACAAAAACGAGTTGCGGGTGGGCTACCTATTGGGCTAGCAGGTGTTGAGAT